TCAGGTTTAATTCTCATATGATTTTGGACAATATATTTAACAATTTCAGGATTAGCTCCTTGTTGTTTTATAAAACTATTAAATTTATCTATTAAATTTACTGATTCTTTTTCATGGTGATACGCAGTAGGTTGCCCTGTTTTAGGATTAATATCATAAGTTGATAATTTGCCTAAATCATGAAAATATGCAGCTAACTGAATATCTTTATTATCTGGGAAATCTCTAAATGCTCTATTTGTAACTAGTATTATATGTTTCAAAGTATTTCCTTCAGGGTGATACTTTGGATTTTGTTTAGCCTTCCATTGATCTATTACTATCTTTTTTAGTTCAGGAGGAGATTGTTGATATAAAGACTTAAATGACATAAAAATTTAAACTTGAATATTTAATATATTTTTTAAACCTGAATTGGGTATTTCTACTCCTCTACTAAAATATGCTCCTACTTTATTTAAATCATTACCTTTTTTATCTATTTTAAATAAAGTAAAAATATTATCTCCTTGTTTAGCTAATAATCCTGTAGTTGAGGGATCTAAAATATATTCTTTATCACTTCCTTTATATTTTCCTTTAAAACTAATTTTTTTATTAGAATCCATTAATTTTTTAATTTCATCTTCTCCCATATTATTAATATCAACACCACTACTAATATAATCTTGAATTAATTTATTATAGCTATTGTTTAATTCATCTAAAAATTTATCTTTTATTTCTTTCTCCTCAGGAGTTAAATTTTGATTATTAAGTATTTTATCATTTATAAAATCAAAGGTATTTAATATAGCATTAGGAGTTAATTGTTTTTTAGCATTATCCCCAGAAGCTATAATACTTCCATTTATATTTTTCAATATGGGATTTGGTAAAGATTTAATATACTCTATAGTACTATTTAATTTACTATTAAGATCATTAGGATTAAATTCTCCATAATGTTTAATAGCATGGCTTAATTCTCCATGGGTATTACCTTGTATTTCGTAATCATCATCTTCCTTAAAAACTACTAATTGCTTATTCCCTGGGAAATCCTCATCTGGGCTATTTAAAAAATTAACCTCACTTATATAGTGGGATTCTGTAATTATCCCCGCTAAAAATTGCATACGGCGAAATTCCTCAGATAAAATTTGTTTTCTCATGACTATAAATATAATAGTTATTCAATAAAGTCTTTTCTAAAGAATTTTCCAAGAATGTTGTCATTAAAGAACTCATCTGGTTTTTCTAGCACTGAATATATAAACAAATGTTTTGTTTCATAGTAAGTTAATAACTTTTTAGAGGTAGCCAAGCATAAGATTTCTCTTTTAAACTCATCATGTTTGCCCTCTTTTAATATAGCTACAATTTCTTTATTGGAACCATAGTATGTTTTCCAATCAGATTCATTCATAGCAAGTTTATAGGCTGGTTTACGACCAGCTACATGAGTATACTCTAGTAATTCCTTTTTAGTAAGTTTTACTTTCTTTTGGTGCATTAAAACTTTTTTACCAATATAGGCTTTGCCTGTTGGTTGATGGACAACTCGATAGATAAAACCAAAGGTCCCTTCAGGGAAGGAGGAGAGTGTCTCCATAGGTTCATTTTTATAAGTCCACATGTTATTATCGGTCTAAGTTAATAAGAATTGTTGTGTCGGTTGTGTTTGACGTTTGTAACGGTTGGGCTAATTTACCCACTGCTAACAACTCTTGATTTTCATTATACAATCCTATTGTTGTAATGAAAGGTGAAAAATATGAAGATGTAACATAATCATAAACAGAACCAGTTGGATAAGGAAAATTATACCAAGATCCAGAAATATTAGCACTGCTAGATACAGTTGAAGGGTTTAAAGTATAATTAAATTCGTTTTCTCTAATAGTACACTTATATTGTGATTCATAAATTATAAGTGAAGAAGAGAATGAACAAGTAACATTAGTTGTTTCTACTGAACCTGAAGCTAAAGCTTGGTTTGTTATAACAGCTATACCGTGAGAATAAATAATATTTCCTACATTTATACTACCTGATAATAGATTACCTTCTCCATCATCTGTTATAGTATGAGTGCTACCTGAAATAAATGTATAATTAAATGATTTAGGTTGAATATTATCACCAAATAGTTTAGAAGATATTGAGATAACCCCTACAAATTCATTTGAACCAGTTGGAAAATCTCTTGAAGCAGTAAGAGTTGACTGTAAATAATTAAAATATCTACCTGTTGAATTAGTAGGACCTACCAATCTATCTCCTTCAGAATCAGCACCAGGCACTAAACTAGCTGTTTGAACAGCATCACCATAGCTTTGAGTTAAAAAGTTTGAGTAATAAAGCTCTTTAATTGAATCATAAACTAAAACTTGATATTGAGTAGATAAAGTACCTGTAGTGGATTGGTTAGTTAAAAACGAACCACTATTTTGACCTAAAAATCTATCAATACCTGTTAGTTGACCATCAGAACCTGTAGCAAATTGAGATTGAGGGAGTGAAAATCTCTTATTAACCGTAAATGGTAATAATTTTAAATCAGATGCTAGGAATTGTTTGTAAGCGATACCCATTCATTAGAAGTCTAGCTTAACGCGGATTAGGGCTTCTTTAGTGAAGTCTTTAAGTAGTGGTCTAGAAAGTTTAGCTACAGCTAATAATTCATTAGTGTCATTATATAAACCAACTGTAGTAATATACACTTGAGGATTATCTACAAAACTTGAATATAATACCTCACCAGTTGAACCTGAGATAAATGATGGATTTTCTGAGTAGTTAAATTCGGAACTTCTAGGTCTTATAAAAATAAAGTCTGATGTTACAGTCTCTTGTGAATTAAGAGTAAATGTAGATGCTGTTGAACCTGAGATTGCTAAAAATAATCTAGCATTATTATTACCTGGAGCATCTAATGATCTACTTACATTAAGACCAATACCACCTGCTGCTAATGAACCTGTTAAAGCAGTTGGATTTAATAAAATTGTTCCAATATCAGGTAATAACCAACCATATGATCCCAAATCAGCACTCCAACCATCAGCTGTAATACCAGTATTTGAAGAACCAGCTCCAGTAGCAATTGTGCCAGCAGCCGATGCTGAGATTAGATTATATACTCTACCAGCCTCAGTAAATGTAGTTGTAGTTACGTAATTGCTATCATCAGTTAGATTAATAACACCTAATGAACCTGAAAGTTCTAAGAATAAAGAACCGGGGAAAATAGCTTCTTTGTAACGATTTCTTTCAATTGAAATAGCCCAAAAATCAGAAGATGTTACATTACCAAAAATAAACGCTGCGTTTTCGTCTCCTAATACTAGGTTTTGATATTGACCATATATAGTTGTAGTATATGAAGATCCAGTTACAGCGTCATTATAAAGTGTACTACCACTACCGTTAGCATTACCATAGGCAATTGCAAATTGAATATCTTGGGCAGCTGAAGATGAGTAAACGTTTAAGTAGTAATTACCTGATTGACCAGCCGCCTGAACAGATGAGGTAAAGAAATATGTTAGGGTAGGAACATTACCAACCCACATTGCAGCAGTAATTGAGTCTGATGATATTACAAAATCGTCGGCTTCTAATCTTTTAAATGACATAGTCTATATATTAAGATACTTTAGTTACAGTTACTGGGATGGTTATTCTAGCTCCTGAATCTCTACCTTCTACAGTTAATGTAGCGTACAGAGCATTTTCTAAACCGAATAATGTGTTAACAGTTGTTGCTTTTAAGTTCAATGTAGTACCTACTACTGTTTTAGAAACGTTAGCACCAATTGTATTAGTTTGATTAAGAGCTTGTGCTTGTGGAGTATTAACACCTGCTCCTGTAAATGTACTCATCAATCTAACATCTGAGATAGTAAATGTGTAACCTGAAGGTTCAACCTGATTACCACCTGTGTAATTTAAAGTTTGTGGATTAACTGCTAATGAAGCACCCTGTTTGATAGTGATTGAAGAGAAACCTAGATCTAGGATAGGTAGTTTAGCTGTACCACGAGGTAAAGTAACTAACTTATATTTCATTACTTGAGTCTCGTTAGGGAAAGCTTCAAGCAAAGGCATGTTTTGGATTGCTTCACCATAGTAAGCAGAACCAGAAGGCTGATTTGGATTATATAAAGTATAATCAATCTCATCATCAGCTAAAGCGAACTGTGTAATTCTAAAAGTACCATCTGCTTGGGCTAATAATTGACGGCCCTTTGTTGTTAAGATAGCATCTACAGTTACTACTGAGTTATTTAAATATCCCATTTTCTAATCTAGATTTTATTATAAATATACAAAATTTTTATTTCTTAATCACGTTATAGTCCACCTTTAGCGGTTCCACTTCCACCCGATGATGGAGAATATACCCATGTTTGGCTTCCATCATTCCAAATATAGATCTGATTACCTACAGTTACTTGTTCACCATTTGAAATGCCTGCTCTACCTACTGGGAGGAATAAATTAGTATTTTGAGTTGGTGCAGCTCCTGTTGTTGTAGCTCCTTCTGCACCCGCTGCTACTGGTAGACTTACAGTAGTAGTACCTGTTGTAGTTACTTGAGGTGTTATAGTAGTATTTTGAAGTACTGATAGTGAAGACTTCATGTTTGCATTAAAGTTTGAAGGAATAACATATCCTCCTCTTTCACCTATACCTGAAGGGAAATAATCTAAACGAATTTGCAAAATTACAGGTTGGGGAAATGGGTTAGCTTGCCATATAAGAGCTAAAAGACTTTGATTTACCTCAATATTTCCCTGACCATCAGTCCCTAGTGGTCTAGTTTCGGGAACCTCATATCCTGATCCTGTTTTAAATTGCCAAAAACTAGCAGTAGTACCATTTAACATACCACTACCAAATCCACCACTTCC